CCTTGTTAAGCCAAAGTGTAGGGGATTTCTCCCCTACATAATTTTATTACTGAGATTGTCTTGCACGAATCATTGCAAGAATGTCATTTGCATCACCTGTTGTAGCTTCTGCTGCTGGTGCTGCTGCTGGTGCTGCTGCCGGAGCAGGTTCTTGCCAACCTGTATCAGTTGTAGTTTCTGCTACTGGTGCAGCTGGAGCAGGAGTAGGTGTTGCTGCTGGAGCACTTTGACTTACCGCAGTTGCTTGTGGACTTGCTGTTACGTTAGGATCGCCTGTACGTGCTTGCATGCCTGCTGGACGGAAGTACTGTGACCAACGATCTGCATCGTATGCTTCACCGTCTACTGACGCTTCAAACATTTCCTGCATCACTTTTACTTCAATCTCACCTGGCTTTTTAGGTAAGAAGTCATTTAGATTAAACAAGCCGTGTGTATTAACAGCATTCATTTCAACATCACCTAATGGACGCTCTCTACGAGCCCAGTTAGATGTTGAATAGTCTGCATAACCGCCTTTTGAAGTTTTGTTAAGACGGAAGTCTACACCAGCAGTATAGTCTGTTGGCAACTCTTCCATGTCTGGATCCATAAGCGCCTGCTTAATGATCTGGAAGATTTGTGGACCAATAATAAAGCGTCTGATTGGATTCTCAGGTGCTTCGTCATCAGTTAGTGGATTGTCAGTTACAAACCCTTGGAATACGTATGAACGCTTTTTCCAATATTTACGACCCATATCTTCTAGTGAAGGGTCCTTAAACCAGCCACGTACTTCTTGTAGAATCGAACAGCCATCGCCATACATTTCCATACAAGGTACTTGTACTTGTACAGGCTTACTACCTGTATCACCTTTAATACCTGCAAATGGAAGTTTGATCATCAAACGCTCTACCCAGAAAAATGTGTTATCTGGGTTTCCGTCTGGAAGGAATCGTAGTGTTGCACTACTACCTTCTGTCATATTCCAAAATGGGTAAATTGGGTTTGGACCTTGTGGTCCTCGATTGCCGCCTTGGCCGGCTTCTTGTTCTTTGAGCTTCGCTCGGATTTCTGCTAATGTTGCCATAGTTATGCCTCCTTGTAAAATTGCCTATGTGCTTGTGCCTTATTTGTCTGTAGCACTATATATACTATACATGCTACAAACGGTTTTGTCAAGTGTTTTTTTTAATTAAATTCCTGCTAACGCAAAAATGTCGTTTTGTTCGTTGTTCATACGTTCGTGCTGTACAAATGTACTGTGAACTTTTTCAATAAACGCATGAGCAGGTCGAACATACTCATCCCCATAGTCTTTTTCAACCATTGTTAGTATAGCTGTTTCGCCTTTGGGGAATGATCCGGTTTCTCTATCATAATATGATAGGATAAATTCGCCTAGTGGTGTTTTTGGCTTTTCAGCAGCCATCTGCTGTTGAGGTGCTGCATCTTGTTGTGGCGGACATTCGTCCATCTCTGCATTACAGTTGCAGCCTTCACAATCTGGTGGACAATCGCAATCTTCTGCTTTAGTATCACTTCCGCAACACTTGTCAGAGCAGTGTGTGTCTCTTTCTGCTTCGTTTGCTTCACTGAACTGACCCATAAGTCCTTCCATTGTATCTTCTAGTTCTATGTCTTCTTTAGTTTTTTTATTTTTTTCTGCTTTGCTATACTTGTCTTTTAGTGCGCCTAGTTCTTGTTGACTTGCGCCATCGCGGCCTGCTTGTGCTGCTTTGACCATGTATTCTTTACCGTGCTTCTTAACACCAGTATGGTACTGTAAACCTGACTCATCTACCGACTTGTCTTTTTTCGCCCGTTCCTTTGCCTCTGCATCTGCTTTTGCATTGCCTGCTTTTTTCATTGCTTCAATGCCGTTGCTTGCTTCGTCAATTAAATCTTCTGGGCCTAATTCTTGTGCTTTTGTTGCTTCACTTACTAGTTTGTAAATGTACGGAAATACGTCTGATAGTTCTTCATTAAATAATTTAATAGTTAATTGATCGGTCCAGTTTTCTGCAACGTCTGCAGGAACTTCTTCCATTACTACTGATTCAAAGTTTGCGATTGCCTCTGCGTAATGTGCAGGTTTTTGAAGAGACTCAATTGTTTTCTTTACGTCTTTCATACGACCTTTTACAGCATCCATATACGGTTCTAGCCCTTCTGCCATTACAGCTGATCGTCCCATATATGTTTTAAACTTACGTAACTTTGCCATTTCTTCTGATAAACCAGTTATATGTTTGCCAAAATCGTCATATGCATTACCACCTTCAGCAACATGTCTAGCCATTGCTCTTGCTGCACTTAGATGTTTAAATGGATATTTAAATCTTTCTCCATCAGCACTTTCAATATATATAGAACTAATTTGCTTTGTTCTTCCAGTTGCTGATTCTTGGTTAATAGGAGCATTATGCTTAATTACTAAACGTGCTCCGTCTACATTTTGATAACTAGTTCTACTAGTACCATATAACTTTGATTCGGTCATTTGATCTTCTCCGGCATTTTTGGCTAGAAACTTATAATCTCTTTTTTGTAAATTACTTTTAGTAATATCACGAGTGTCAAAATTTAGTAAACGTTTTTTTGCAAACTGTCTTAGTTCTCTTAAAAAGTTATACCAGTCACTCAGTTCTTCTTCATTCTCTCCAGCAAGTATATCAGCACCGTGCATGACTACAAGGCCGTCTTCAGCATTTAAACTAAGACTTACTTTGCCCTTGCTTTTATAGTCAAACTCTATAAAACGTGCTTCGCTAGGATTATTAGTAATCATGCCTTCTTCAGTGCCAATAGTGACACTAGGAAAACGTCCTCTAATCTTTGCAAATAATTCTTCACTTATTTTATTTAGGTTCTGCATAATGTATTTATCAATAGTTCGTACTAATGAAGATTGGCATTGGTGGATCGTAATCTTCTATTTCCTCAGCTTGAGTAAATGAATTATATATTCTCGGATCCCAATCTTTAAGTACTGCCATCATCCTTATTGCTAATAATGTTGCACTAATAAGATCGTCTGTTTGTCCTAATTTTGCTTGATAACTAGATCCTGTTGCAACATAATTTTTTAATTCTGATATAAAAGGTTTACTGTGTACAACCATTTTATCATTTTCTATCATAGTTTTTAGTCTACTACAGGCAGTAATTTTAGTGCCGTGAGTAGTGTTAAAGCCTTTACGGAATTTACGTACATGTCCTTTGCGGATAGGTTCACTGACAAATAGTCCTGGAATATTTTCTTCACCAAAGTCGTTTATAACGATTAGTGCAGCCTCGCCTATACCATTGTTTTCTACACTCCAATAAATTCCGTTTGCATTACTAGTTTCTTGAACAAGGTAATTACATATGTCTGATAACACACGTATCTGTCCAGGTATAGCAGTAGTGTTATGTTGCCATTCTGCAACTTGTTCATAACTAGGTAATTCAAATACTTGTATAGCAGCGTTATCGCCGCCGGTGCCCATTGACGGATCGAGTGCTACTGCATATGTAAATTCTGGACTAGGTTTTTTATACCAACGTGTTTGCCCCATATTGACAAGCGGTTTATTACCTTCCATTACTGCAAGTTTAATACTATTAATTAGTGTCTCGTCAAAAACTAAGAATTCACAACCGTACTCACGTCTGAACTTTTCTTCACCGATTCGCCCTAGCTCTTCTTCTTTCCATTTTTCGTCTCTATCTGGATGTTCCCACCAATCAGACCGGAAGCTATGAAACCCATTACGACCTACCTCTTGCTCATTACCATGTTCGTCAAACTTATCTTCTGCTTGTTTCCAAATAGTAGCAAACGTATCTTCGTCTGAGTTTGGTGTGCTAGTAATAATAGCTCTACCACCTGTTGCTAGTGTAGGTGATATCGATGTCCAAAATTCTTCTGCAATGTTAGGCATAACAAATGCAAACTCGTCACAGTATAGTAATGAAATTGACATACCACGTCCTGTGTTGCCTGTTGTTGTTTGACTAACTATTCGACTTCCATTTTCAAACTCAATCGAACCTTTGTTGTATGAGGTAACACCTGCTCTAATATGATCAGGACAACTTTCATAAACAAATCGTATACGAGACATAATTTCTTGAGCACCTGTATACTTGTGCGCTGCAATTAGCACAGTTTGATCAGGTACAAACATAGCATACCATGCTAGATATATACTAGCACATGTAGTTTTGCCTGTTTGTCTAGGCATCATATTAATGTTAAAGCGATAGCTATGATAACTTGACATTAGTCCAAGCTGATATTCAAATGGTTTGTATAATAACTTACCTTTTACAGGATGTTGGATATAAGCAAAGTGTTCTGCAAAATACAAATAGCCCGTGTCTGGATCCATACAGGCTTGTAAATCCTGTATTTGAGCTTCAGTAAATGTTTCTTTTTTATTCGCCTTTTTAATTAAGACGCCATCTAAACTTGTTGACATAGTGTATTTACTCAAAAGAATAGCGCCCTTAGGCGCTATTGAGTACTCTGGGGGGTTTAATCACACTTGCATGAACCTGGTTCGCCACGCTTCTTACCAGCAACTTTTGTACAGCCTTTCCAACACTTGTCGTAAATCGCACTGTTACCATGTTTTTTGCCTTCTGGTAAATTTGCTAATTCTTTCTTTTCGGAAGCAGTTAACATTGCATTACCGCACTCGTTACATGTTCCTTCTTTCATTTCATTTAAAGCATCCCATAATCTTGCTTTAATTCCATCTTCAAGCGCCATTGGATTATCTCCGTCTGCTGCTTTTTTGTAGGCTTTCTTTTCGCGGTTTAAGCCACCTGACAAATCTTTTGTCATTGTTTGTGTATCTGCATACTCTTCGTCTGGCTCGTTTGCGTAATCTTCTAATGCTTCTTCTTCTGATTCTGCTCTGTTTACAATACTGGAAAAGTTTTCCATATCTGTACGCATATCATTTGCGCCTTTTAATGGCATTGGAGGCATCTCAGGCATATCGTCTGGGCCTACACTATGTGCATGTTCTGCACCTGCTGCACCTTTGACAATATCTAATAGTCTTCCAACTTCATCTGCACTATCTGCATTCATTGAAATATTCATAGAAGCCATTTCTTTAAGTTCTTTTTTTTGTGAATCAATAGTATCAATTGATTCTAATAATTTTTTCATGTCCATAGTTAGCTCCCTACAACACTTTTAGTGTTTTCTGTTTCAGTGATATCTGCTGATTCACCTGCTGCTACGCCGTCTATTGGACTATGTTCGTTGTCTTTGCGAGCAGTTTCTAATTCTTTTAATAGATCCATTACACGATTGCCGCCAACTGATTCTTGTGCGCTTTCTCCGCCCATGTCATCCTTGCCTAGCATTGCTTCGTATGGTGTATCTTCTTTCTTTTCTTGATATTCTTCAGCCATATCATTAGGATTACGTACAATAATATGCGTTTGAGGACAACCACAACACTTGCCGATATATTCCTGCATAACTTGAGATGTAGTTGGATAGTTTACTTCCACTTCAAAATATGTAACTTCCATATTTTCTAGTTGTGGAAAATCTAACGGGCGTTCTTGTATAGGTGTCTTTTTACCTGTAGACAAGTTTGATAAATTATATTTTTCTAAACATGTTTCTAACATATCTACAAAATTTTCAGGTAAGTCACCTGCTACTCCTATCTTAAATGGATAGGTTTTTTTAGATTCTGTTAAAAATTCAGTAAACGATTTCATTGTTTAATTCCTAATGCTATATGTTATTTATCTTTATCTATGCCTTTGATACGTTCTAAGAGACTGTTTCTATCTGTAACAACATAGCCTTCTCCATTTACAATATCGCCGTCTCCGGGTCCTGTATCTCTATCAAGTTTTTCTTTTTTAAGTTGCAATTCAATCATCTTTAATTTTTTGTCTAATTTTGCAGTTTTAGCATCAAGGCTTGTTTTAAGCATTGTGCCAGCTACTTCGAATACTCTACCGCTATACCGTGATTCTACATTCATACCAAGATCCATTAAATCGTCGTATGCTTGCATTGCTTTATCAGCAACTTCATTTAGCTCTTTATCAGCTGCATTTCCTAAACCTTTAACACTAGGTAAAGCACTTGCAATTTTATCAAACTCAGAAATATCACGCAACGTGTCTTCTTGATCTACTACTGCTCTAGATGCTTTGTCTTCGTTTTTAGACTCTTCGATAATTTCTTTAGAGTCAGGTAAGTTTAAAAGTTCTTCTAATTTCTTTGTCATTGGACTTCCGTTATATGCTAGTTTATTTATTTATATTTTGGAGTAAAGTCAAAATAATTAATTTCTTCTCGATATAAAGTATTTACAGTGTCTATAAACCCATTTGTATAATAACTTTTATCTTCATAAGTGTTTACTCTACGTTCTTTTTTGATTATATTATCAATTTTAAATAATTCGTTTAACTTATTATACTTAGATAATTGATCGTTATGTAATATAAAATCTACACCTTGGCTAAACTCTAATTGATTTCTAGTAGTAACATGATTAATAGAGTGCATGTATTCTACAAAAGATATGATGCCGTTATTATACGTGTCTAATATTTTTTGATTAATTTCAATATTATTATTTTTAAATATT